AAGCGAAGGTCTGTACGACGTTGCTTGTACTTACGTGGAAGTGCCTTTAATGCGCTGTTAAATACAGCACGAGTAATTGCGGCTCCAGCAGCATCTACTACGTGAGCGTTTGCCTTAGCCTTCTTTACTACACCATCAAATGCCTTGTAAAGCTGATCTGATGATAGTGATGTATCTCCGTTTAGGACTACATCTTCAATGTCGTTACCTGCTTGTGTTGCCATCAAGCGGGCAATATGATCTTCTAGGTCTGCGCCCTCAATGTTGTCTTCTAGAGACTCTGTTGATAGCTCCCAATCTAGACGTAACTTCTTTGTTGTCAAAGAAATCTTTGAGAATGTCACTGCAGCGTTTCCGCTGTTAGCGTTATCTCCTTCTGTCGCAAGCTTCATAAGCTTTTCGCCTACGCCCATGCGATCAATTTCAGTTGTGTCCGATTTCATGCGGACTGTACGTGCGACCTTACCAATTACGGTTGCGTCGAACATATAATCTAGAAAGCGGGCTGATTGTTCTGGGTTAAGAAGACCACCGTTGCCATTTTCAGACGCAGTGTGAATGCCTTCTCCACCAGTTGTTGATGCGAAAGTACCTGTAGCTGTTGTTCCAGCTGCGATTGCTTTCTCTAATGTTTCATTGCTCATTATATTATTTCACCTACCCTTTACTTAAATAGTTCGTTTACGGAACCGAGGAAAGAACCGTTCCATTTTGATTTTTGTACTACTACATCCTGTGACCCGCCAAGGTCTGAGGACTTCTTGATTGCAGTCTCTGATTCTACTGCGTCGACACGCTTTTCTACAGTATCAATCGTGTTCTTGATATTCTCAACTGTCTTGCTGAGTTCTGTGTGTTTGTCTGCCAACTCTGAGATTTGTGCTTCTACGCTCTTGCTAAAAGATTCAACTGTTTCTTTAATAGTTGAAACCTGTGCAGCATTTGCTTCTGTAGCCTTGCTTAGAGTATCTGAGAAAAAGCCCTTTAGGTCACCTAACATTTTTGCAAAATCAGGTTCATCAACGACGACCTCTGAGACGTCTGATGCTTTTTCAACGGTTTCGGCAGAAGCATCTGCTACTACATCTTCTGTAACAGTTTTTTCAACCACTACATCTTCTGCAGGAGTTGAAACTTCTACTGGAGCAGTCTCTTCGACTACTACTGTTTCTATGTTTTCTGACACTTCATTACCTCCTTCTGCGTTTGCCTGTTTTGCAATTGTTTGTATTTCAGGCAACGTAAATCTTGACTTCTTGAATGAAGCAAGAATCTTTTCTATTTCTTTTGCTTTGTTTATGTCTTTACTTTCTACCCATCCAATTAAAACAGCTGGCTTACCAGTTGCTGGAGAGTCGTAAGATTGTTCTGTTGACATAAAAACAGAGTCGCTTTCCTCACAGTAAAATATATTTTCTGTTACGGTTTCCGCAGCTATTCCTTTAAACATTAATTGTCCATTCATTTTTTGAATAGACAAGATGTTGCAAAGTTCATTTGCTGGGGAGTCAACGACTGACAATTCCATTAGTGAGTATTGCTTAATAAAACGAACTGGCTGTCCTGTGGACTTGTTTACTTCATTTTCTGAATCAATAATCTTTCCGCCAATTGAAAATCCAGTTAGTGTTCCGTCTAAAACTTTTTCCCAAGTATCTTGTGATCCCTTTGATATGTATGCATCTACATAAACTCCATTATAGAATTCTCCGCTTTTTGCATCGTAGTATGTCTCTGGCCTAAAAGAAACCATCTTGCCAACTGCATTTGACCCGTGCATCTCACGTATATTCCCACGGAAATTTTCAAATGCTCCAAGGCTTGCTTCTGCTGTTACTACATCTCCTGTTTGATCAACATTGTCTAACGTAGCAAAACCTGAAACAGTTCTTTTTTCACGGTTAACTTTTGTAAAAGGAACCGATAGACTTATATTGTCGCCATGACTGGACCACAAAGATTTTTCAATATTCATATGCTCAATTTTATCTTTGTATTCCTAAAAATGCAAATAACTGGTTGCCTAATAATTAAGCAGTCGTTCTTCCTTCACCTTTTGGATTTCTGGCCTCCCCAGAAATATCAGGGGAATTGGCAGATCTTTCCTGGGTTCTCTGTCTTGAATTTCCAGCTTGAGCTCTTTGTTCTGCTGCAGCCTGTGGCTTTAATTCTACTACCTTGTCTCCGCCATCCATAGGAATCATTCCTTTTCTGATTCTTACTTCATTTGGAGTGATTACCTGCATTCTTAAATATCTTTCGTCAATTTTAGACTGGGTATCCTCATCGGTTAAAGTTAATTCGTTAAACTTAAGCAATAATGCATCTGTTTTTTCTAATATTATTCTATTGATTTTCTTTTCTAGAATATCTTGGGCTGGTCTACATACCTGCTCTTTAAATGTCTTGTCTGCGTCTCTAGCAGAAGCCAAGCTTATTCCTTCTGGGACACCAATTTTATTAATTGGAACTCTGTGTGCTAATAATATTTCGTCTCTATTTGATTTACGATATTTTTCAAATGAGCCTTCCTGGTTGCCAGCCTCAATTGGCTCCATCTTAAATTCAACTTTAGAGTCTGATGAGTCTGGTGGTAGTGGGACATATAGGGATCTGTGATTCTTGCCCTTTAGTCCAACTTGAAAAAACTCAAGAAGTTTTCTTTCTGACTCTGGGGAAAGCTTTGCTCCCTTTACTGTAATTATATATCTTGGAACCGCTTTATTCTCAAAGTAGTCTAGGTTATATTTTCCAGAAAATTCATTTCCAGCCATTGCTGTCTGTGCTGCAATAATGTCTGGTATCCCGTAATAGTTATTCATTGGGGTGTACTTTTTTAAATGAATAATTTCATTTGGTCTTTCTAGCCCACCATCAATTGGGTTTGGAGTTTCTTGATCTCCAAAGTTTCTAAAAAATACAGCCTTGCCGTATAGTAGCTGAATAAATCCGTCACGCAATCTACGAACACGCATTGTTTTAGATGGGATATGACCTATGTATCCAATATTTCCAGCAACCGTTCTTCCTATTTCGATATAAGCGTTTCCAGTTGCTTCTAGGTCTGTGTATGCCTTAATTAATGTTTCTGTAAAAGTTTCTTCTTCGTTTGTTTCCTCAAGCCAATTGTCTAAATCTTGTCTTAGCTTGTTTAACTTTTTGCGAGCACGTTCTAGCTGCTTTGTATCAGATATGCTATCTAATGCATCATTTGCTTTCTTTGTTTCTACAAAAGAATATCCTAGTCCAACTATGTTGGCAACCTTTGCATTAATTGCTGCGTAGTTATATGGGGATATCTCATAAATCTTTGATAAATATTCTAGGTTGTAAATTGGCTGAACAAGGTCGAACATGGCGTAACCAGTAATCGCTTGCTGTAATAGATTTTGCTGTGTTCCAGTTCCTTCTTGTCCAACAAGTCGCTTTTGAATATCTCTTGAAACTTTTCTACGAAATGTTGTGCTAAGACCGTTTACCTTTTTTAGCTCTTGCGCCTCTATGTTAAATGGGTCTGTGTCTACCACTACTTCTTTATTATTAAACTTAAACCAATCCGCTGAGTTTGATATGTCAATAGTCTCTGGGCTTACATCATCATCGTTAATGAATTCCATTTATCTCATTTCCCCTTTTTTTAGAGAGTCTTTGTAGACTCCAATATCTAATGGGTCTGGTGTGAGGCCCCACTCTAATCTTTGTTTTTGATGTTGAAACTCTTCGTCATCAATTTTTCTACGACCTGCCAAAAACTTAGGCTGTCCTTCGTATATTCCGTGTGCTTTAACTGCATCCGCCAACAGGTTTATTTTTGATTGATTGCCCTTTTTTGCTGTGATGGATAAAAAGTTTCCATTGTCGTCGCCAATCCATCTTCCATCTGGCATTTCCCAGACATAGATTCCAAGGGTGGTCTCTTCTATTACCTGCTGATTAATTCTTTTAATATCCATTGTGTATTAATTTTACCATTCTTTTTAGTTAATGTCCATATTTTGGCAAGACAATGTTCAATTTTATGAGTTTTGTAGCACGATCCAGTCATTGTTATATATATTTACTGAATTTTCTGACAAGCTAAGTGTTGATCCGCTAGACTGATATTTTGATTTTTCTGTGTACATATCGTAGTGGCTTTGAACCATACCAGCCCCCATGGCATAATCATATATGGTTGTATATTGATATAAAGACTTCTCAGACCCCGCCTGCCTGTAATTAAATACGACCTTTTCGGTTATTGGGCTTGTAAAGGTTACGACTACGTGGTGCAAATCTTTTGGCTTAAAAATATTAGATATTTGTGTTTCAGATGTCTTATTAACTCCGTTTACATAAATCCTAGATATATTGTTTTTTGTAATACTTCCATTGCCAGACCATCTAAATTCTGTTCCAGAAGCTGAAAGTAGGGAACCGCTTGAAATTGTATTTGGGGTATAAAAAAATTCTATAGTGGATACAGATTTTGATGTATTAAGATTAAAGCCAGAGTCAGAATCAACTAGTATTCCATTTAGATTGTTATTACTTAAGATGGGATATGCTTCTTCCCCAAAGCTTGCATCTAAATCTTCAATTTTTGAAATATATGATCCGCCATTTTTAGAGTACAGTATTTGGGCGTTATAAAAATTAACCTCTAGGCCATGCAACTTGGGCACATATTTTGACGAGTCTGCTGAGCTGATTACTATTCTTATATAAAAGAATTTTTGATCGCTAAATTGTGCATATTTAAATTGAGGTATTGGTTCTCCATTTTTGCATTCCAAATACGTTGTGTTGTCTAAACTTGTATAAACACTAATTCCATTTTGTCCGCTCCAAAATATTCTTGAAGAGTCCATTGTAATACCAGAAGGCATAGAAATTATATCGTTTAAAATAACTTCTTTTGTTTCCTGAGTGTTTGTTTTTGACAACTCTATATAGTTTTCAGACCTATTTAAGTTTAAATCTTCATTTAAAAAATACTCCCAGGATTTATCTTTGGGATATGAAAAAGAAAAAGAATTTCTCATTGTGTTGTCGTATATATAAAAAATTTCTCCGCCGTCTGGATAGGCAACCTGTATAGGCATAACTTTATTATTGTCTAAAAAATGAGAGTATATCTGTCTTTCAGGTAATCCATATCTATAAACTGCAGCATTATTAATTAAAAATTTATCAAGTATATTTTCCGTTGGGCCAGATTTTAAAGATATATTTGTATTTGTAAATGGATTAGAAGGAATTATTTTGCTAACACAAAGAATTCCGTCTACATAAATAAATGCTTTATTTACGCTGTATGTACAAACTATGTGCAACGACTTATTAAAATTTGGAACTGAATACTCTAAGTAATCTGTGTCTAGTCCAAAAAATATGTTACCGTTATCCCAAAAAATTCCTATATTATTTTCTTTGTCCGCAACTATTGGTGTAAGGTTGTCTGTTTCTATTTGGGGTAATATCCAGCACTCTATTGAAAAGTCATTGTCGCCATCATTAATATTTGCAAACCCGCCTTTTGCTGTTTGACCGTAATAGTCTTTGTTTAAAGAAAATGTAATACTAGAAGAGGAAGTTACTTTTGAAGAGTAGGAGCTGCCACTAACAATTGGATTCTTGTTGTCCTTTGGTCCTGAATAGGATCCATTGTTTTGGCAGCCAGAATAGTCTACTGCTGTTGTGGAGCTATCGTCTAGCTTCCAAAAGCCAATTGGGCTATCTTTAAGAACCTTGTAGTAGTATGACATTTAAAAATTATACCATTTGACGGGTTAGTATCCGCCCACGTGAAATGTCTGTCCAGTTAGACTATTTGATTTTTGATCAATCAAGATATCTACTACATCACAGACGTCTTCTGTTGTAAATATCTTATTGCTCAATGTTTGTCCAGAACCAAATAATATTCTGTTAAATGTATCATCAGAAAGGTGCTTTGTCATCTCTGTCCTAATCATGCCTGGTGCTATGCAGTTTGCTCTAATTGATGTTTCTCTTAAAACCTTAGCCAAAGATCTTGTATAGCCCTTTACCGCATATTTGCTTGCTGCGTAAACAGAAATTTCTGAATTTGAATGAGCAGCTAGGCTACTTATATTTATAACTGGTGTGTGGACTTTTCTATTCATAAGAGGTATAAATGCTTGACAGGTGTTTATAACACCAATAATATTTGTCCCAAACAATGATTGAATTTCTTCAGCTGACATCTTAGTCCAATCAGCGGTAAAGAAATCTTGTCCCAGCCCAGCACAATTTATTAAACCGCTAACTGTTATGCTTTTAGACTTTATTTCATTTGCAATTTCGTTAATTGCTTTTTTATCTGAGACGTCTGCTTGATATGTTTTAAATGAGGAACCACTTTTTGGTATGTTTCTAGATATTCCTGAAACTTCATATCCATTCTTTAAAAGCCTATTAACAATTGCATTGCCCATACCACTGCTGGATCCTGTAACTATAAACATTATTCTGTCCCGTCTGAGTAGTATGCGTTTTTTCTATTGTGGTACCAGTTTGGCAAAGAGTATCTTGTTCCACTTGTAACTGCATCTACTTCATGAACGTATACAAAATTTGAAGGGAAAAACAGCAAGCTTCCAGCTTCTGGCTTCATGTCTATTCCTGCGTGAGGGAATCTGATATTTCCACCTTCATAGTCATCATTTAGATACAGAAGAGCAGACAAAACTCTACTGCTTATTCCATGGTCAGAGTGGGCTGGGAGGAATCCGCTTTCTTTATATTTTAAAACGTGCATTGTTTTTTCTCTAGATTTAATATTTTTTTCTGCGTATGGATATAGAGAGAAATAGTGCTTGAGTCCCTTCTCCAATCCATTAAAAAGAATTGAGGATATTTCAAATTGTTCTTCATAGAACAAGTCTGTTTTTTGAATGTCTTCTGGCTTTGGTAAAAACTTTTGCCAACAGAAAACTGTTTTTTCTTTATTGCCATGGTCATAGTCCCATGCCTGCCACGGTTTTACAGATTCAGATCTATAGGAATCAGCGTTGCTTCTTTTTTCCTCTAAGTCTTCTATTTTGTTAATTAAATCTGCTGGGTTGTCTATTATGTTTTTATAATAAACTGCCCCCAAAGCTAATTCTTCGTAATTCATTTAGCACCCCTCAAAATCTGGATCCATGAACTCTTTTTTTGTAGATTGCATATAAAGAGCCGTGAATCTATTACCACTTGTTATTTCTTTTACCCCGTGAATATAGTTAAAACTGTTTCCTGGGAAAAATATTGCTGAATACTTCTTTGGCCTATGCTCAAAAGATTGTCTTGGAAAATAAATCTCTCCGCCTTCATATTCATCATTTAGATATATCACAGCGCTATATTCAATAAAAGGTTCTTTTTCTATTGCATCAATATGCGGTGCTCCGCTTTGACCAGGATTCCAGAATGAGCCAAAAGCTTTTGTAACAATGACATCCTTCTCTAACTCAAAAAATTCTTTCTGTATCCTATTTGCATCGACTGCATATTTCTTTAATAGCGACATAACCGTTTTGTTATAGGGAAAAGCAGTTCCGCCGTTTCTATCTTTGTAGTATGATGGATACTCGTTTATCTCTGAGGGTCTTTTCATCTCATTGATTAAAATATTTGCGTCTTCTTCTGTTATAAAGTCTTCTACTATTTTTATTAACATTATCTAAGCTCCTTAACTTTATTAATATATCTTAAGCCACCAATTTTATCAGTTTGAGATTGCGCTGGGTCATATGCAACGTCGTTATCTTCAAACGGTAATTCCTCTATTTCTAAGCCAAAATGCTTTTTAACTTCATCTTTATACAGTCCAACAAATTTATTATAGTTATGGTTTAAAGAAAATGGCACATATTCTTTTTCTAGATCAGATCCATGTATAGATAAATATTCATCTGGGAAGTTATACATTTTTATGCCGTTATTTATCATATCTATTGAGATAGACTCCTCTTCTCCATTATACTTTAAGTATTTAGGATATTCTATCTTTTTAAAATCTTCAGTAAGTCCAAATAAAAAATTTCTATCAATAAACTTTATCTCGTTAAACTCTTTTGATGGCGTTCTTATAGCTGATACCTGGAACCAGTTTTTATTCTTTAACAAAACAGTAGAGTTTCCAGTTATAATTGAATTTTTATTGTTTGATATGAAATCTATCGCATACTCGTCCCAATTTTGGATTAAGCTTAAATCATCTCCAACCTGCATATAATATGTTTTATTTAAAATATTTAATGCTTGCTGCTTATGCTCAACGGGGCTTTTAATTGAGTCCCATTTAACATAGTTGTATGAAGTGGAATGATAAAATTCTGGCTCGGCAAAACCTCTTGTTCTGTCCAAATTATTTTGGTCTATGACGTAAAAATACAGCATATTCTTTTTACTAGACTTTTCTTTTATTTCTTCTATCAAGTCTAATAGATTTTTATTTTGATATGAGTATATACAAATTCCAATAGTGCTTGTCACAGCAATGGTATCCAGTGTTGTGGTTCTGCTTTATTAGCAATTAAGCTTTTTAGTGGTACTATGTCATATGCAATAGTTACTCTAGGGCCTTCCCAGTCCCAGTCTCCCATTGCATGTGGGTGTCCCATTTCTGAGATAATCATTCTATTATTTTTGTTATGATTTTCTACTTTGTTTCCAAAAACACTATAGTAGGTAATTGAAGGTTCTGCGTTTACGGAATAGTAACCGTGAAAATAGGGGGCATAAGGGCCACCGTGATCATGCCAATCAAGCTTGCCACTATGATTGTAATTAATATTAAACCAACCCTGGACCATGTATCTTTGCTCTTCAAAGTTGACACTATAGTATTCACAGGCTTCTTTAATAGTTTCCGATATATTCTTGTACAGCTTATATATAGACTCATGATAAAACTGAAAAACATTGTACTCTCTCCATTTGATTGTAGACACGCTATCAGATGATAGCCAGTGATCTCTTGGCGTAACCTTTGTTATTCCAGACAACTTAAGGTTTTCCATGTTGGCATATTGATTTTGCAAAAACTCTGCAAGTTCTGGGAGATCGTTGTCTAGGTATCTCTCAAAAAACTTATGTTCTTTACCTGTTGGTTGGTTCATATACACATTTTCCATTTATATTTTCCCTCTATATTGTTTACGTTGCCATATTATATTTTTATAATATGCATATATTAAAGATCTTCTTTTTTCGTCCTTGATTTGATTTTGTTCTATATTTTCATTTGAATAATCTATTTCAAGAGACCACTCTTCTCTTTTAATAGGAATCATTTGAAATATAGGAGTTCCTTTAGGTATTATACCAATAAAGTTGCGTTTTAGGAAGAAGGATGTAAATACTGGGGTATGCCATAAATCTGAGTCTATAATCCCGCTCATTGTGGTAAATGGCAAATCATGCCTATTTAGCGGGTGTGTTATTAATAAAGAATACCCTTTTGGTGTCTCTGAGTACCAGTTAACCTTCCACCCATAATGCATTGGATGATGTTGGGTGGGCACTGGGACATCTATCATTAATCTCTTATCCACTATCATATTGTCGCCCTCCCAAGAAAGCACTGGGAAGCCATTCTTATCTTGGCTTACATGGAGATCGTAGTCTAGGGTGTACATATATCCAGAAGTTAATGCGTCAAAAAATGGCATACACAACTTTGTTGAAGCTGCGCTTCCGTCGGTACCTCTGTCATTTACTGGATACAGCTTGCTAATATTATTTGATTTATGAAACTTAGATAGTTTTTTATACCAAGAAGGGATATATCTTTTTGCTTCTTGTGGCTCATTAAAATGACTATAGTCTGTAAAGCTATCTATATCTGTAATAAAGGCTGGGGAGAACTTAACCTTTAGTTCTTTTTTTCTCATACTCCCCTATAATTCTTTTAATTGTTTTCTTGTCAGATTCTATTTGTATATCAAATAGGTAAGATCCTTTTTTTATTAAACCGCATATGTTATCTTCCATATGTGTGTCAGATTTTGTAAAATAAAAATCAACAAAATTGGCTTCTTTTATTATAACATTTTCATTTGTTTTTGTAAAATAATCTTCTTTTTCTATTGCCACGATAGAAGAATTCTTCAGGTTTGTTTTCACTGCATACTTTATATCCATGTCTAAGAACCATGGTATGAACATTTTAAAAACCCTATCGGACATAGGGTTTATTTTATCTATATCATATACATTTGGAGATGGATAAAACTGTCTTAGCCAGCATTTATCCGTAGCATACAGCAAGCTGTTTATTGGATTAGATTTAAATATTCCTTTGTGACCCATCATTGGGTCTGCTATCTGTATCAATATATCTGCATAATTTCTATATCTTAAATAAATCTCTGTGTCTGAAATTTTTATGATTTCGGGTGCATCTGAAAAATTAGCAACATACATATTGACTGGCTTAAGTATTGACTTTTTGTATGCCTTATTGTTTTTTACATCTGACCAATTTTTCCATTTTGGTAAAAGGTTAGAAAAATTAACTATTTGCTCAAAGCTCATATTAGACATCAGGCCCCAAGATTCTGACTCAAATGGGACCCTGTTAATTACTTTGGCGCTCATTTATATGTTTTCTTTTTCCAAAACTTCATTCTATATCCGTTTTGAAAAACTGATCGAACCCCTAAATTCTTTTCTTTTATTTTAAAGTCAGAGTCTTTTTCTTTATTAATAGAGCTTTCCCAATCATCTCTTTTAAAAGGAATTACTTGAATAATTGGAGTGCCTTGTTTAATTATTCCCTTAAACCCCTTTTTAACAAAAAAAGATAAGTATCCATCAGATGGATATTCGTCTGTGTCTATTACTCCTGGCACTGCTTTGATAGGGGAATCTTCTCCGTGCATGGGAGCAACAAATAAAGAGCTATACCCTGTCTCTGTTTGCACTAGCCACATTGGATGTATTCTTACAACCTCTGGGTGGAAATAGTCTGGTATAGGGTACTTTGCCATCTGTTCTTTTAAATGGTTTGCAACAAGGTGTTGCTGCATTCCCATTATGTCTGAGGTCAGCTGAACTTGTAAACTGTCTCCTGTCGCATCTATTGATATGTCTGCTGGGCATTTTAAATAATATCCGAATGTCATTGCATCAAATACAGACTGACACTTTTTAACAGTAAGCATCATTGTCCCGCCATAGACATTTTTATCGTTATTCAAATGGCTTTCTTGAGTTTTCCACCACTCTGGTATCGAAGATGCAACACTGACTGGTTCTGGAAAAACTTTGCTATACAATCTATACTTCGGAACAAACTCTATTTTAATCATACAAGCGGTATCCATTTTTGATAGTACTGCTTATAAAGATATTCTATAGGGGAAATGTTAAATGACAACATTAATAGGTTGTCGCTTATACTTTCAAATAAAATCTTTGAGTAAGAGTTTACCATAATTAGTTGCCCAGCCTCCAAATTGATTAATTCATCTTCCAAGTACATTTTATCATTATATGAATTAATTATATATAGTCCCATAAAAGTTGTTTTATAATTTGGAGCAAAATTTATATACGTGCCTGTTGGTAATTTTTCATTTTTAACAATATTTCCTAAAAGATAAAAACAGTTTCTTTCAAAATTAATATTGTTTTCTTTACACAAATCTTTTGTTGCTTGGCTAATTTCTTTGTATAAAAGATGTATGTTCTTATTGTACATAGAAAAAAAATTAAATGTTCTGTAGTCTACTAAAGAAACTTTCTTGGGTTTAAATCCAAGTTTTAGGCCTGGATTAAATTTGTACACATGCTCGTACATCTCAGAAACCATTCTATTGTAATCTGAAATCATCATGTTATTTTTGATTGATTTAATATTTTTTATCATTTGGCTCCCAAATGCTCATAGAGTGAAATAATGCTGGAAATACTGGATCTTTGTATACTGCTAGATCTTCTGGCATATTTATAACGGGAACTTCTCCTTCAACAATGCCTCCCTTTACAACTTTTTCTGCTTTGTCGCTATTTAAAATTATTCTTTTTTTAGCTGCTGACGAGATCATTGTTAAACCGCTCAAGGCCATCTTTTGTGTGCCTTCAGTATATCCTGGGCCTAGCCTTGGCAATATGTTAAAAAATGTGCACCAAACTGGATATCCTATTAGTGACAATGACTCTAGATATTTTTTTCTTCTATTTAATGGGTTTGTGTAGTATCTATCTGTTATTGCGGTGTAATGGTCTTTATCATATCCGTCTATAATAATTGTTGCCCAAGAAACAGGGTAATCGTTATTAATAAAGTTGGACATAACCATTGTTCCAGATTCATTATTATCATCTTTATACAAACACTCTATTGCTAAGTGGTTGCCTTTGTCCATAAAAACGGTATATTGAGACCAGGTTCCTTTAATATACTCTGGGTATTTTCTAAACTTAGGAATTGGCTTACCCTTAAAATATTTTACACCAGAAAGCCCCATTAGGCGCAGTTTCTTTAATTGCTTAAACAAATTAAATCCTGACTATTGTTGGTCTTGAGAATCTCTCCATTGCTGATACATTGCATCTAACTTGTCGCTAAATGTCTCGTCGCTAGAAGTTAATACGTTTGGATCAGTTTTTGCTCTATATGAATCGTGTACTAGCGCATTGTCTGTAAAGAATACATCGTATGGCTCAACGTCAATTGAAACCAAAAGCTCTCTTTGATCTGTAATCTTGTAGTCAGTAATCGCTACCCAGTCTGACTCTGATGGGGAGAAAATTAAATCTGTCTCTAGTACTTCCGCAGACGGGCAGAATTGAATTTCTTCATTTCTTTTAATTAAAACAAAGTGTTCCTTTGAGTATTTATTTCCATTAATAACTACAGCGCCATCTTGGGAAATTCTTGCTGCCATTGCAACAATAGTTGTTTCTACATCCTGAGATATGTTTGCGCTATTTGAAGACCAATTTTGTAAATATTCTATTATTGCTGTATTTGAAACATCGATGCCTTCAATATTTGCAGAATAAAGAACATCTCCTACGCTTAGGTTGTGAGCTAAAATTAATCCCTCTGGAACCTTGGATTTAATAATTGTTTCTGCTCCTACGGATTTAGGAGTAAATCCAAACGGAGTAAATCCGAATGGGGTGAACCCAAATGGAGTAAATCCAAACGGTGTAAACCCAAATGGAGTAAATCCGAACGGTGTGAACCCAAATGGAGTAAATCCAAACGGGCTAAAGCTAAATGGCGTTGTGGTAACTGTATTTGAAGTACCGCTATACGCTGAAAATCCATTTCCGTTTTGAGCTCTTACTCTTACAGAAAAGTTTTCATTTGAATTTTCACCAATATTTGCTGCAAATGTGCTTGAGTTATATGAATAATAATCATTTTCATGGTCAATGATAAAGTATCCAGTGATATCTTTTCCTCCATTAGAGGTTGATGACCAAGTCACACGGTTATTTTCCTGCCCATTATTTGAAACACTTGGAGCATTTGGTGTTTGAGGAACTGTTGTAATAAGCGGTGAAGTAACTGCATCTGACACTGGTGAAGAGCCTGCAGCGTTAATTGCAACTACAGTAATTGGTGATGTTATGTTTGATCCAAAACCAGATACTGTTATCGGTGATGACGATCCAGTTGCTGTGTGAGTTGTGTTATGTACGCTACAAAATCCTGATACCGTAAAAGAAGTTGCTGCAGGAGAATCTGCTGGTAAAGTAAATGAGACAGTAAGTGCTCCATTTCCAAACGGTCTATCAGTTCCAACATCTGTTATTGATGTAATCGTTGGTTTTTTTGGCTCTAAAAAGTCATTAGCCGATTGGCTCATTCTACCTGCTTGTTTTGACATATATACTCTCCTCTATTATTTTCTTTAAGCTAAAAGATCTCCGAAAACTAACCAACCGCTTGGAGTTTTCATTGCTGTTACTACTGAGTTTGTGGTTCTAAACTTTAAGCCTGGTGTACCAACAACGCTGTTTGTTGAAGCAAATGATGCTCCAGTTCCTGACGCTTGGTAGAAGTCAATTGATTGACCAGTCGAGTATCCAGATGAAGGAAGAGTAATTTGTACTGCTCCATTTACTGGGATAAACTTATCTTGCTCACCAGATGCGAGTGTTTCTGATGATGTTCTCTCTGTTCCAAATGTTGTGATAGATGGAACGCCAACTTTTGTCTGTGTTCCGTCTGAGAATGCAATTCCAGATGCTGCAACTGTTACTGTTCCAGTAAATGTTGGTGAGGCAAGCGGTGCCTTTGCAGCAAGATCAGATGTTAAACCTGAAATCTTAGACTGAGCAATTGCTGCTGAAGCATTAATGTCTCCATCAACAATTGTTCCATCAGCAATCATTTCTGATGTAACTCCACCAGTTGCAATTTCAATTGTTGCACCAGACTTAGTGATACCAGTACCAGCAATAATTGCTTCTGAAGCATTAAACTGTGCGTATGAGATTTCTGTTGTGCCAAGTGTAATTGTTCCAACTGTGCTTACAAGGAATCCCTTAGACACGTTTGTTGCTCCGCCTGTTACAAAACAGAAGTCTCCATTATGCATTTCTCCAGTAGGATTATTGTCTGCATCTGTTGCACGGGTTACAACCCAAGGTGCTCCAGCGCTTCCTACTGCTGTTATTGTGTAAATACCATTTTGCCTTGCATCTGTTTGTGCACGAAGAAGGATTCTGTTTCCTACAGAAACTGATACTCCATCGATTGTTCCGATAGAACCATTTGATGCTGCTGTAATTGTTGCGCCAAGACCGCTGGTTCCGTTGTTGTATGTACCAGCAAGATTGCCTGCAGTTGCTGCAACTACTGGCTGGTGGAAGTTAATTCCTGCTGCAAGTCCGTCAACATATTGCTTAGTTACTGCATGAAGATCTAATGTAGGTGCACCTGAAAGTACAAGTTCTCCTGTCATTGTTCCGCCAGCAAGTGGTAGACGTGCAGTTAACTGTGTCTGGATTGCTGAAGTTACTCCATCAAGGTATCCAAGTTCAGTTGCTGAAACATCTCCGATTGATGTTGTTGAAGGAAGGACTACTGTTCCAGTAAATGTTGGACCTGCTAAGTTAGCCTTTAAGTCAAGTGCTGCTTGTGTGGCAGTTGAAACTGGCTTATTAGCATCTGTTGTATTATCGACATTTGTAAGTCCTACTGAAGACTTTGTGAGTGCTGCAACTGCGTTTGCAATCTTTGTGTCTGCTGCTGTTCCTGCTGCTGTAATTGCGTCTGCTTCTGCTGTATCAGCGTATGACTTTGTTGCTAGAAGTGATGTGTCAGCAATTCCATGCACATTCTGGGTTAATGCTGTGTGCGCTAGTACTGCTGCATCTGCAGAGTCATCTGCGTAAATCTCTGCGTTGTCGATTTGAGCGTCAACATATTGCTTTGTTGTTGACTCCAGGGCATTTACTGGATTTCCACTTAGTACTAATGGCCCAGTCATTGTTGAACCAGCCTTATACATTAAGTCTTGTGTATTAGAAATTCCGTGAACGTTTAGATTTAAATTTGCATGTGATGTATCATTGTCATCTACATATTTCTTGGTAGATGCATGTAAATCGTTTGATGGAGCAGCATTTAAAGTTAGCGCTCCTGTCATTGTTGAACCAGACTTCAACATTAGGTCTGCTGTATTGGCAATTCCGTGAACATTTGTTGACGATGAGCCGTGATCCATTCCAGCTTGTGTAATAACTCCTAATGCAGTTGTTATACTTGTTGCGTAGTTAGGATCGTCTCCTAGGGCTGCTGCAAGCTCATTTAAAGTATTAAGTGTTTCTGGTGCTGAATCAACTAGGCCAGAAACTGCGCTGTCTACATATGAAGTTAGTGCTAGTGTACCTGAAGCATTTGGCAAAGTAACTGTGCGGTCTGCTGTTGGGTCCCCAGCCTCCAATATTGTTTCAAACTCATTATTTGTTGTGCCTTCAAAAGTAATAAAATGTGGTGATGGAAGATAGATTCCATGAATACGTGGAGTGCCACCAACTTCTGTAATCTCTCCTCCATTAATTGTTGGAGTAGTTAGAGTTTTGTTTGATAAAGTTTGTGTTGTATCTGTTCCAACAACTGTTGTAGTTGCATCTGGAAATGTAATTGTTCTGTCTGCTGTTGCATTTGTTACTGTAAGGGTTGTTTCAAAATTATCTGCTGATGAACCCTCTAAGATAATGCTTGACTTAGGGACTAGTAAGTTTCCGTCTACATCTAGCTTTGCAGGTCCGCCTGCATTTCCTACATCTGCTAGTAGAACATAATCAGATGTTACTGTATTTTGTAATCCGCCAACTGCGTTATCTACGTATGAATTTGTGGCAATAACATTTGTATCAATTCCTAAAGAAATTGTATTTGTGCCGTCATTGTAAGACTTTGTAAGACCTGAGCCCATTGAAAGAGCTTGATCAATTGCATCTTGTGCAATTTCTGTGATGCCTGGTGCGTCTGAAGCTATATATGAAAGACTATTCCATGCTGTGCTACCAGTTCCAACCTTAAGCTTTCGAGTGTCTGTTTCAACACCCATTTCACCTGCAGCTAAAGTAGGATTTACTGAGGTCCATTCTGCTGCTGTACCTCTTCTTACTTGAATTCTTACTGTTGACATATTTATTACCCCTTATTTGCTAATTATAGCATTATTTTGTTTAAACTAGAACCCCAGAATCAAATATAATTCCATATGTTGAAGTCGATGGAGATCCACCGTCAGCAAATTTAGTTGCTGTGGTGTTTACTCCGTTTGCCTGTACTGTGTATATTGGAAGTCCATTATAATCTATTGCTAATCCAACATCCATAAACCCAATTTCTGTTGAGTTGTCTGGAATATCTGAGACAAAAGCTATAGGACTCCAAGTTCCATTTAACTGGATTTGTAGCTTATTTGTTGCTGTGTCAAATCTAAGGGGTGTGTTTCCTAATACGACATTAGAATCAAACGTTGCCGTTCCAGCTACGTTTAAACCATTTTTTACTTTAAAGTTCTTATCTACTATTGCCATTTAAGTTCACATATCCCCTAAGTGTTTTTGTGGGGTTTTGGAAGGACCCCATACCTTTTATTTAATTATTTAAGAAGTGTTCCAGATACTTTAACTGTTGAGTTATTTACTGGAGTTACTCTTATTCTTACATTTGAACCTGATACATCTGCTGTAACAGTTCCTCTTGATCCATTGGTTCCGACAATTGCATACTCTGTAATTGCTACGTTATCTGATGAGTCTAGTGTTACTAGAATTTCTGATATTTCATTATGGGTTGCATTGTCAATTTTAACAAGGAACTTGCCTGAACGATAATCCGCTTTTGCCCACTCATAAGCTGTTCCAGCAACTGTTGCTGTTCCAGAAGATGAGGCTGCAATTTGCTTAGCCTGATCATTAACATTTAATGCTGTAAATGATGTTGTTCCTGCTTGCTGAGCTGTATTGGCTGCTGCTGCAGTTGCTTCCGCTGCTGCTTGCGCTGCGTTGGCCTTTGATGTTGCATCCGCTGATGCGTTAGTTGCTGCAGTTGCGATTGCTGTTGTAACATCTGCTGAGTTAGCTTTTGTTCCTAAAGCTGTTGTAATAGTTGTTGTGTAGTTAGCATCATCATTAATTGCTGCTGCTAATTCATTTAATGTATTAAGTAGGTTTGGAGCTCCGTCTACAAGTCCATCTACTGCAGTTGCAATTGCAGTATTACGATTTGAAACCTCTGTTGAAATTGCAGTTGATAAAGCTGCTGCTGCAGTGGCTTCCGCTGCTGCTTGCGCTGCGTTGGCCTTTGTAGTGGCGTCAGTTGCTGCTGCAGTAATTGCTTCTGACTTAGCGGTTGCTACATTTGCTGTAGTTGCTAAAAGTGATGTGTCTGCAATTCCGTGTACGTTAGTGGTATCAGCACTGTGTGTTGAAAGTGCTGATGCTGCAGTTGCTTCCGCTGCTGCTTGCGCTGCGTTGGCCTTTGTAGTAGCATCAGTTGCTGCTGCAGTGGTTGCTGCAGACTGTGCAGCGTTGGCCTTTAATGTTGCATCGGCTGCTGCAGTAGCTTCTGCTGCAGACTGTGCTGCTGCTGCTGCACCTGCTGCATCAAATACGCCAGACTTTACGGATAGTTTTCCAGCTCCATTTACTTCAAGCTGTGTAGATTCTACGGATTTTACAAGAGTTGCTCCGCCGACAAGGTTGAGTATATAAGCATCTCCACCTGTTTCTGTAAGGATGTTTTGATTGTTGATAGTACCTGAAGTACCTTCAACAATAAGACCAGATTTAATTCTAAAGTTTTTTGTTACCGTTGCCATGTATATGACTCCTCTTGTTGCTTATTTTATGCCTTGAGTGCTGTTCTTATAAATCTTACTGCGATTGAACCAGAAACAGGGGTTACTCTTAAGCTAATTATACCTGAATTTTCTTCAAAAGTATAAGTAAATATGTTGTTGCTTGTGCTTGAAATGATATTAGACTCTGAGACCAAAAGATCTGATCCAGCTTGAGTTGCAAGTATCTCTGATGTGTAAACATCTGAACCTTTTGTAACTTGAAGATTGTATCTTACTGTTTTCCAAGCATTTTTTGCAAATGAATCTACATTGGTAGGGTTTTCAATACCATAGACTGTAAGGTCGTTATTTCCTTCAAGTCCTAGTAAAATCTCTGCTGAAGAAGTGTTGTTTTCTATATCATAAACCGATGATTCAAGTTCTGCAATTTTGTATTGCAATGAATTTGTATCGCTGGATCCGTTGACTCCAATTTTTGTCTCTATTGCTTCAACTGCGTCGTTTAAGTTTGTATGCTGTTGCGAATGAGATGGGCTAGATAATGGATCAGATGCATTAGGGTTTGTCAGTGCATCTAATGAATTTGGAAAGTTTGTTGCCATGTTTACCTCTGAGTTATGACTTAGGATAATTATATCATCAAATGATTATAAATATCTGAAATTAAACCTTACCACCGTCTAGTAATGAAAGCTCTAAGAAGCTAGCATCATCAACGTTATTTGAAGGTGCGCCTCCATCAAAACCTATTACCTTTGGAAGAATTTCTGATACGCTTGCTGTTGTATTTATGTCTCTAAAAGTTATAGGATTTTCAATATCAATTGTATGAACTTCTCCATCGTATGTATGAGTATGCATATAAAATGGGGCTGGGTCTGTGTTGCTTGCTATTGTTATCCATATAAGCCCATTATGAATCTTTAAGGCTTTTTCTGTTGTGTTAAAAAACACATCACCTACCGACCCAATCGGGTCGGAGGCTAGTGTTGTTAAGTTCAGTAAAGACTTAAATTTTCTTGACATTTATTATCCTACTATAACTACTCTGTATTCACCAGCTGTAGGAGCTACTGCAAATTTTACAGTAACAACTGAGTCTGATGTGTGCTGTACGTCTGCCTCTATTTGATTATAGTCTGCATTGTTTTCAAATATTTGAACTGTAACGTCTTTTGTTGCTAAGTTATGAGTTACCGCATAAGAAGTTGCTGATCCGTCACCAATTGTAGTTGCATATTTTCTTGAAATATTGTGATAGTTTCCACCAATTTGACCAATTTGCCAAACATCTGCTGTTTCATTCCATAGAATTTCAGCATCTGCTTCATTTCCACGCTCAACAAGAATTCCAGCGTCTGCTACTGGCGTACCAGTTGCGTTGCTATTAAGTTTTACCTTATTATCTTCTATATTGATCTGTGTAGTATTTACAGAGTTTACTGTTCCTGTTACATTGAGGTTTCCGCCAACTTGCAAGTTTCCAGTAATCTCAACATTGTTTGGTAGACCTATTGTAACTGCTGCTGTCTCTGATCCAGAGCCTGTTACTTCAATCTCGTTTGCTGTTCCAGAAATTGTTGCTATATAATTACCAGTTGTGTCTGCTCCAAGGGCTACTGAGTTTGGCTCAATAGTAGTTGAGATTGTTACGTCTCCAAGATTAGTCATTGTTGCAGAACCAGTTACATCTCCTGAAAGAGTAATTACTGGATCTTTATTAAGAGATACAGCTCCTGCTGTAACTGTAAAATCATTTGAGTCAAATGAGGCAACGCCCTTATTAGTATAAGTTGCGTCTTCTGCTGATACTGTAATTGTGTTACTTGTTACATTAACATCAATACCCTCTCCACCATTTACAGTTAATCCTTCTGTAAGTAGCGAAATAGATGTGTTTCCAGTATCTCCAGTTATTGCAAGCTCTGTTGCTACATCAACTTCACCAGCGGCAGTCAATCTACCTTGCTGGTCTACTGTAAATGTAGGTATTTTTGTTTGTGATCCGTATGATCCTGCATTTACTGCTGTGTTATTAAGCTTTAGTGTTGTTGTTCCTGCTACATCGTCGTACGTTGCAGTAAGTGCTGTGCCTGCAAGTACGGAAGACCCAATAACATCTTGAATTACTTCTGTAGATCCTGATGTTGGTATCCAGTTTGTTCCATCATAGAAAAATAGAACATTTAAAACATTGTTGTAGTAAATTTGACCAGTTACTGGGTTTGATGGTGCTGATCCTAGATTTTGAACTCTCGCATTCAGCAACTCATTCTTATTAAGGTCTAAGCTGACCGCATATTTTCTTGCCATTTCTTCTTCTCCTTTTTAAGACAGGTATGCTGTCCCTGAAAATGGTTGAGCCATAGTCAGTGTTATTCGATTTGTGTTATTGTAATCTATTCCCGTTTCAAGTATATCCCCAGAACTAGACTTAACTGTTACGTTTGGGAAAAAGTCTAAGTTGTGGTTAATGATTACAGAGTACACTCCAGATACTGGTCCAGTTACTTGAGCAAGCTCCCAAGAGGTAGAATATGAATACTCAGAACCTTCTTGAATAAACTTAATTACTGTTGCTCCAGACCAAGATAGGTCTGTTAACTTTGGACCATAAAAATCTGTAGTTAGTGTGTTGTAATAAAAATCACCAATAACTCCTAAGTTATTTGCTGGTGATGTTGTGCCGTTTAATATTGTTCTTCCAGCAGGACCTTGTGGTCCTGGGGTTTTTACAATTACTTTATTTTTTACTTCTGTTACTATTACTTTTTCTGACATTATATAGTTACCGATCTACTGAGAGTTAAAAACCCTTCGAGGAGTTTTATTTTATTCCCGTTAGAATCGACAACCATAATGTCATAAGAAGATTTTGGATAAAAGAGTTTATTGGTTTGAGTAGGTGTCATCTTAACAGTTAATGTTCCAGCTGGACCATTAATTGTTATACCACCAGATGGTGATGTTAATGTAAATGCTAATTTAGATCCACCCTTAGTATCACGCACCTGCATTTTTGCAGTTGAGTTTACTAAACTTATCGGTGTTACTTCGTCCTCTAAGGTGTATTGAACCTCAAAGGTAAAAGTAGCATTTTGATCTACTTCAAAATTCTTTTGTACTGCCATTTGCAAAATCTCCTAAAATAGGAAAACTCCTATGCCTATTTTAGCACAGGAGCCATCCTAATCGACTGCTATTTTATTTTACTTTTTAAAGCCAAACTCTGTATTGCTTGGGCTTAATGCCTTAAGGATAACTGGGGCAATTGCTGCGACACCCGCTGCAATTAAATCTTTTGGATTTGTATTTCCAGTCATATAAAGAGCTGTTGCTGCTGCTAAAAATGCTCTTCCATAAGTTCCTAGGGCTGCTAGTATTTGTTCTGTGTATGTATTCATATTATCTCCTTTTGGCCTTCGCCATTATATATTCTACCATTATGCGGATATATCCACAATCTCACAATTTCCATCTGAAGTGCAGGCTAATGTTTGGCTTCCAGAAGTTCCATCTTCTGTCTCATAGAAAGATAAATCTTCCCATCTAATACTTTGAGGCATTTTTGAAACCAACTCTTCGTATTCTTCTTTTGAAACTTCTTGATATGGGGCTTGCTTGTATGTGTGCTCTGAATGAGGCAGGAATGAAATGCCAGAGACTTCATCGAAGTTTTTATAAACCCAGGCCCCAACTTCCATCCATTCATCTTCTTTAACAGATACGGTAATAGACGGCTTGTGTTCACACCATGCACGTTGATAGACTAACCAAATGTTTAGATGCTCAATAGCCGTCAAATCATTTCTAACAATTGCACCCTCTGGTGCCTTTACTGGAAATGAAAATACGTATGTTTCGTTTGGTTTCATTACATCATCTTCTACTGGAATTCCAACCTCCTTAAGAAATACCGAAATTGGATCTCCCTTTGAGCCACGAACAGTTCTAATATAATATGGAGAATGCCATGCATGCATTCCTGAAGACACCCCGACCAATTGAGATACTGTACCTGAAGGCTTTACGCAAGTAATAGCTGCAGACTCGGAAATCCCAATTTTGCCAGACTCTTCTTTATTTACTTCTCTTGCTTTATCACGAAGGGTCATAAGAAAAGCTTCAAGAGCAACTAGGTCTTCTTTTCCAGACATGAACTTATGGCCAAACTGTCCAGTAAGAGAAACTCCAAGTAGTCTTTCTTCTTCTGTATTGTCCTTCCAGATCTTGCGAAGATACTTAAAATCTGTTAGTGTTGATTGCCAAGTCCCAAGAATTGTTGCAAGTTCAACTTTGCGTTGAATATCTTTCTTTGTATCGTTTTCACGTAATACGACTTCTGAAAGGTTACAAAACTGGTAAGGACGTAAAATAATTTCTGAGCATGGGTTAGTTCCATAGTGAATATCTGGATCTCTTCTTCCAAATTTAGCTGCTTGGGCTTGAGCTGCGGACACATTGTATATACCTCGTTCTCCTGATTTTGAGTCATAAAGAGATTTCCATTCTGCAATAAATTGCTCCATCTCTGGCTTGCGAGAGTATGCAACAGAGTTGTTTGATAATGCACGTTGTGGGCTTTGCTCCCACCAATTTCCTGACTTTGCTGCAGCCATCTCAATATCATTAATATTAGAAAGAGAAATCATTGCTGAGCGACGAACTCCACCAACAACAACAACTTCTCCTATCTTGCACATAATGTCATGAGCTTCAATAGGCTTTAGTTGTCGACCTGCTGCATTTTTAAACTTTGCAATTGTAAAATCAAATAGATTAATAAGTGGTTGTGGACCTGATGATCTTCCACCCATTGTCTTAAGTCTTGCACCTGCTGGTCTTACCTTAGAAACATCAATTGCTGGAATCTGTCCAGACCATAGTAGTGCTAGCAACTCACGATATGCTTTAGCCCAACCTTGCTTGGAGTCTTCTACTGTAATTACCGTAGTTGATTTCTCCAATGATTCTGGTACGGCAGGAAGTTTATTAATATACTTATACTCAACAGAAAAACCTACTCCTGTTCCACACATAAGAATGTACATGGTTTCGTCAAATGTACGTGGTGAATCAACTGGAACAAATGCACAGTTATACCCTGCAACATTGTCTCTTTCTAATGCTACTCCTGAAGTCATAACAGAACGCATAGACGGCATAACATTTCGTTCAAATACACCATTTTTTAATTCCGCAACAAGCTTCTCATCTGGAATATAATTATAATTTTCTTTTAGATGGTTTAGCATAAAGCTA